TCTGACGATCTCACAGGGGCAGGCGCTTTGGGTTCATTTGGTTCAGGCGGGGCGATGCTGACCGGCGATGAAGCCGCACTCTATGCCTCGGTTCATGCTGGCGAACTGGTGACGGGAATCAATACTACTACCCAACGCATGATCGCCGACATCATCCAGCAAGGCATCGACGATTCGCTCGGCGTAGACGGCACGGCCAGGTTATTACGGCAACTGTTCCAAGACATGAGCACCTATCGCTCGCACCTGATCGCGACAACGGAAATGAACGACGCCTTCTCGGAAGCCGCCTTGAGAAAACTCGACCGCATGGGTGTCCAGTACAAGCAATGGATCACTGGAACCCAGTGCTGCGACGAGTGCTCGGAAAACGAAGATGCCAGCCCGATTCCAACCGATGAAGATTTCCCGAGCGGAGACGCGAGACCACCGGCGCATCCCAACTGCCGCTGCGCCGTGACCGGCGCAAGAGCGCCGACGGTTCAATAAATGCCAGAGCAAACCCAGTTGCAGGAAGCTTCGACGAAAGTCGAAGCTTCGGCCATTGAAATCGTCGAAGTTGTGTCCTCGACCATTACCCGCATCGGTTACGACTCCGAGCGCCAACTGCTTTACGTGAAGTTCCAGAGCGGCGATTGGTATGCCTTCAAAGACGTGCTGCCAACAACCCATCAGGAGTTCATCGAGTCGGAATCAAAGGGCAAGCACTTTCACGCGAAGATCAAGTCCAGTTTCCTATTCGCGAAAGTGTTAGCAGACGAGAACGGCGTACCCATCGCACCCGAGATCGACGAATAAATGGAAGCCATCGGCATCAAACTCGCGTCCGCCGTGCTCTGCGAAGATTGCGAGACCATCACCCAGGGAAGGAACAACTGCTGCGAATTGTGCTCGAGTATCGCGCTTTTGCCGCTGGCGCGGATTCTCAACCGGCAAGTGATCCCGGCGAACGAACCGCAGCAAGTCCTCGGCAGAATGGGCGCGGCATGAGCTATGCCAGCGGAGACTGAAAACGACAGGGTTCGGGATTGGTTCGATCTGCCTATCTAAGGACTAAGCGCATTTAAGAAGCATGATTTGCCCATTGGCACTTACCGAAAAGGAAGCCATCCTCCGCGCACTGATGGAGATCGGGCATCCACTCGGCGCGGCGCGTGAACTCGGGATCGGAAAGACGACGATCTACCGCAAGCTTAAAGAGTACGGACTACCGCTGAAGGCAACCGTGAGCGAAATTGCGATTGCTCTGGCAGATACGCAAAGGGAGCAAACTTTATGCAAATCACTTTGATCGAACGGAAGTTTACCGCTGACGAGCGCAAAGCGGCAGCGAAATCCGGCGCAGCCATGCCCGACGGAAGTTTCCCCATCGAGAACAAGAGCGATCTCGAGAACGCCATCCGCGCTGTCGGTCGAGCCTCGAACCCTGCTGTCGCCAAGGCTCACATTAAAAAGCGCGCGAAGGCGCTGGGTGCGACCGCTTCGCTGCCCGATGACTGGAAGAACGAAAGCCTGCAAGCCAAATTCGGCAGCCTGATGTATGAAGCCGATGGCACCACGCCCAAAAGCGAGAGCTTCGATGCCATCCGTTGCCGCGTACAGGATGCCATCAATCAGGCAATCGCCGCAGGCGAAGACATGGATTGCGACGGAGACGATGATTCCGGTTGCTACGCCTGGATCATGGATCTGTTTCCCTCGAGCGTGGTCTACTCGATGGATGGCTGCCTCTTCCAATGCGATTATCAGGATGATGGGGAGCTGGTGACGCTAGGAAAACCGGTCGAAGTTGAGCAGAGCTACACCACGGTAGCGGATGACTCGGAGGATTCCACCGACGAAGCCTACTCCAGTTACGGATCGCTCACCGCCTCAGCCGAAACTCCAGAAGAAGGCAAGACCCATCAGGCGCTCACCGATCGCGGCTACAAAACCACCGACCTTAAATCAGACGGCTCTTCGGTGTGGACGAAAGGCGACTCGACCGTCCACGTCCGCAAAGACGGTTCCTGGATTCACGGCGAGCACATGGGTGACTCAGCCGATTCTCTGACTACACACATGGACGGACTCCATCAGGAATCCTTGCGTGAGTCGGGCAATCTCACCGACCGGCGACGCGGAATCTGCGCCGAAGTGCAGATGATGCAGGAAGCCGCCTACGACGCGCCGAAAGGTCTACTGACGCTCACCGTCATCAAACCAGGCTTCTCCAAAAACACCACGCGGCTGAAAAACGGCAAAGAGGCTCGCCGCTACTATCCCGCCGAAACCCTGAAGCGCGATTACAAAGTCTTCGAAGGCGCGAAAATGTTCGTCAACCATCAGACCGAGAAAGAGTCCCGCGAACGTCCCGAAGGCGATCTGCGCGACTGGGGTGCAAGTCTGAAGCGGGTGTGGGCGGAATCAAACGGCACCATCAAGGGCGAAGCCGCCGTCATCGATCCGCCGCTAAAGGCCAAGCTCGAAGAGTTGCAGAAGCAGGGACTCTTGAGCGACATGGGCGTCTCGGTGCGCATTTCCGCCGAAGTCAGCGAAGGGCAAATCGAGAACCAGTCGGCAGTGATTATCGAATCGCTCCTGCACGGACGCTCGGTGGATTTTGTTACCACTGGCGCTGCCGGCGGACAGCTCGAAATGATGGAAGGTGACCAAGGTTCTGAAAACGACATTGATCTGGTCAGCGAGGCAGAACTTCGCCAGCGTCGGCCCGATCTGGTTGAACTGATCGAATCAAACAAAGGAGATTCCAATCGTATGAAGACGCTGGAACTGCAGTTGAAGGAAGCAAACGAAGCCAAAATTGCGGCGGAAGCGAGGGCCAAGAAGCTTCAGGAGAGCGTAGACACGCTTTCCGAGCAAGTCAAAACCTTAACCGCCAAGATCGACGAGAGCGAACTGGCAGCGAAAAAAGCTACCGCTCAAGCCGAACTGACCAAGATGCTGTCGGAGTCGAAGTTGCCGGAACTCGCAAAGAAACGCATCATCCCGCAATTCGCCGAAGCCACCTCGACGCAAGGCATGAAAGAAGCCATTGCTGCGGAAGAGGGCTACATCAAGTCTTTGGGCGGGTCCTCGCGAGTCACCAACATGGGTGAAGGTCACAACCGGGCACAGTTGACCGAAACCGAGCGTCACCAGAAGCGCGTCGAGCTCTTCAAGCGCAACGGCATGAACGACAAAGAAGCAGAAATCGCCGCCCGCGGCCGCTAGCCTCACCGTTCCGAATTTGCTTCAACCAACAATTCACAAATCCAATTTCCTGCCGCGTCCTTAGTTTTTTCTCAACCAAGACGGGCGGATGAGAGTAGGAGACTCTTTCCATGAAAAATTGTGTACAGACGTATGACAACCTGGTGCAGTTGCTGGCGTCGGACTTAGTATTTCCGGCACATTCGAGCGGCGACACCTTCACCAACATCGCAGGCCCCCAGCAGGGCATTGCTACCCCGATCAACCTGGTCGAAGGCGGCGATCCCGTCGTCTGCGGCCGTATCGTCGGCGTCGCTGACCGAGACGCCTTGAAATCGACGGACCTGATCACGGTTTACGTGCGCGGCATCTTCAACCTGTCGGTGAGTTCGGTTCACAACGGCATCTCGAAGGGCGAAACCATCTACATCGACCCGGTGACTGCCGCGCTGTCCGACGATTTCAACGATGTGCCTTTCGGCCACGCTTTGCAAGCGGTTGGCGCGGGAACAACCGCCACCATTCAGGTGCGGCTGCTTGGCGCAACGCCTGGCGCAATCGGAGCCGACAGCTAGAACTGAGTAAGAACTGATTCCACGAAGGCAGCGTTTAAAGCGCTGCCTTTTGTCTTGCCCAAAGATTTCTCGATTTTCATTTCAACCGGCCACGGCCGGCATAGGAGACGACACAACATGAAGGACATACTCGAAGCATTACGGGGCGACTTTGACATCGGCGAATCGATGTCCGCCCAGGCCGGCCGGGTCGCAGCATTTGAAGAGCGTTACGATGCCGTGCTCGAACTGCTCACCAACAAATCCATGCCCCGCTACGAGCGGTCGTACCGCATGCAGCGGGCTTTCCAGGAAGCCGAGAACCCCTCGGATTTCCCGATCCTGATGGGCACGGTCATTGACCGCCAGCTCCTGGCGAAATATCAGGCGGCAAGTCCCGACTGGCGCACGTACGTGAAAGTCGGCACCCAGCGCGACTTCCGTCCGCAGAACCTGATCGGCATCTACTCCCTGCAAGGCCAACTCCAGCCCGTGGCCTTACGCGGACCGTACATGGCCGACGAAGTGCTCGGCGAAGGCAAGGTCCAGATTCAAATCCAGAAGTACGGCGCCATCTTCCCGTTCGGTTGGGAAACGATGGTCAACGACGATCTCGGAGCATTCTCCGACATCGCCGAGCGTCTGGCGCTGCGCGCCCTGCGCACCGAGTATTTCCAGGCGACCTCGCTGTTTGTGAGCGCCACCGGACCGCATCCGTCGCTCTTCGGCGCACCCATCGTCCACCCCATCGACGGCAAGAACGTGACCAACGCCTTCACTGGGGCAAACGCCACCTTCAACATCACCAATCTCGGGCAGGCCGCGGCCATCATGCGCCGCTTTGTGGACGCCGATGGTGAGCCGGTCATCTTCGACGGTTTCGATCTGGTGGTTCCGCCAGCGCTCGAAATCCCGATGCTCCAAGCCTTGAACCCCGCCAACATCATCCAGTCGGGCGGCGACGCCACTGCCGGAGCGAAGGCGATCATCCGCTCGTCTTCAAACACGGTGCCGCAACTGAACATCACCGGTCACGTCAATCCCTACTTGCCGATCATCGACAAGTCCGGAAATGCCGACAAGACCTGGTACCTGTTCGGACGCATGGGCATGCAGTATGCGGTGCGCATGAACTTCCTGGCTGGCCATGAGTCGCCAGAAGTTGTGATGAAGAGCCCCAACAAAGTCACGCTCGGCGGCGGATTGTCGAACCCGACCGACGGCGACTTCGAGTCCGACGCGATGCAGTGGAGGGTGCGGCACATTCTGGGTGGAACCCAGGTGGATCCGCGCTACGCCACTTCCTACGTTGGCGCATAGCTGTAAGTTTCGCCGGACCTGCTTAACCGAGCCCCTTCGTCCGGCGGGTAGATGGACCCGGAAACGGATCGCTCCGCCCGGGTCCACTGCTTTCCGCGTGGAAATGTGAAAAACAGGGAGGAACCTACGAAAGTGAAGACTCTGAAAATTGCAGCAGTCATTCTCGCGCTCTCGCTCGGCGCTTTCGCCCAGCAAGCCATCGACCTTGAAACCGTCGGCACCTATCCTGGTACCGCCATCTCTACCGGGAACGGCACTGCAGGTGCGGGTGTCCAGCGCGTGACTATCGCGTCCGACAACACGGCATTCCAAATCAAAGCTCTTGGTAACGCTGGGGCAATCATCGACTTCGCTGGCCAGAACGCGAGTTCGCCAGCGAACGCGTGGTTGATCGGCGGCCAGTTCAACACCTCACCCACCACCATCACCAGTGGCAACGCTTCTCCGCTGCAACTCGATTCAAGCGGCAAATTGCTGGTCGATTGCGCCACTGGTTGCAGCGGCTCATCTGGAGTGTCGCTGGTTCCGCAGACAACCGGAGGATTGACCCTTTTGCACATTGTTTCGGCGGCATCAACCAATGCCACTAGCACGAAAGCGTCCGCCGGGCAGGTCTACCACGTTTGCCTGAATAACAATACGAGCTATCCAGTTTTTCTGAAGCTCTATAACAAAGCCACGGCACCAACGGTCGGAACCGACACTCCAGTCCATGTTCTCAAAGCTGACTCGGGCATTTCTTCCTGTGAGGCTACTGAAGAAGGGTACGCGTTTGGGACAGGTATCGCGCTGGCCCTGACCAAGGGAATCGCGGATACCGACAATACGGCAGTTGCACTGAATGATGCGACTGTTGAAGTGGCCTACAAATGAAGGCCGCAGTCTCAGTGTTTCTGTGGTTTCTCCCTATCGCCTGCGCTGCGCAGGCTCATCCTGCGCAGCCAGCAGTCCCTATCGGCCCGCCGCCAATTAGTTCGTCTATGGGAACTTACTACCCGCTGCCAGATGAGGTGCGGTCGAAGATCAGGGAAGTTCAATTCCAGCAATCCCAGTTGCGATTCGCCAATGAGAGCCTGATTCTCCAGATTGAGCAAAACCTTGATCGCCATCGCGATCTCGAAATGATTGCTGAGATCGAGCAGAACCTTGAGCGCGAACGAGATTGCGTGGACGAAATAAAGAAAGCTGCTGGCGGATATGCGCTCGCCAATCACATCGATCTCAGCCTGTTTGAGCTCGACGCGACGCAGCTAAAACTCATTCCTAAGAAGAAAACGCAATGAAACTTCTGCGAATTCTCGGCCCGCTCATTCTGCTTGCGATGCCGCTTTGTGCGCAGCAGATGGTATCGGTCGCCCAGCAAGCGCGCACTACTGGCACAATCACGACTTCTTCGACAAGCATTCCCGTTTCTACAGTCGGGTATTCTGTGGTAACCGTCACGGTCAACGGGACCTACGCAGGGATCACCGTCAACTTCGAATTCTCGGACGATGGTGGCACGACCTACTATTCCGATACTTGCACCCGCACCGACAGCAATGTGCAGGAGTCGAGCGAGGCTCTGCCTTCGAATCAAAGCCGAGCTTGGGATTGCGGAGTATTTGCGGCCACGAATTTCCGCGTCCGCTCCTCGGCTTACACTTCCGGCACAGCCAACATCGGCATCACGCTGAGCGCGGCCTCGATCGAGCCGGCGCAAACCGTCAGCGTCAGTGGAACAGTTCCCGTCAGTGGCACGGTGGCGGTCTCGAATGTGAACGCCAACGGCCAAGCGACAATGGCAAACTCCGCGCCGGTCGCGATTGCGTCAGATCAAAGCGCCGTTCCAGTCAAAGGTTCTCTCTCAAGCAACGGAGCGGCCGCTTCCTCAAATCGTGAGGCGGATTTACCTTGTATCGCACGCACCGACTTTCAAGGTGGAACCGCCGCGACTGCCGGCCGCGATCTCGCGCCGGACTGCTCAACCGATGGCGCTCTCGCAGTCAATGTGCGACCGGCAATGCGACCGGCCAGCTATCACGCTTCGAAATCCTTCGCCGGATCGAGCACGACCGATAACGCAGTACTACCGGGGAACGCCTCCAACACAGTCCTGGTCACCGGGATTTATGTCTCCTGCACGCAGACGACGGCAGGAATGGTAACGCTCAACATCATCAAGCGCTCGACTGCCGACACAGCCGGAACGTCAGCTTCGATGACGGCCGTTCCCGATGATTCGAACTATTCGGCAGCGGTGAGCGCACCGCTGAGTTACACCGGAACCGGCCCGACAGCCGGAACTTCGGTTGGAAATCTCGATACCTATCAGCTCGGCTGCATGGCAAGCGGAACGGCTTCGCCGAACGATCTTTACATCATGCCGGGATTGCAGTTCAAACCAATCGTGCTGAGAGGAACGGCGCAACAGGTCGCAGTCAACTTCAACAATGCGGCCATCACAGGCGGGACGGTCACGGTGACATTCGCCTGGCAGGAGATCACCACCATCACGCCGTGAAGAAGCTGATCTCAATTTGTGTGTTTGTCGGCTGTTTGTGCGCCGTAGCTGCCTTTGCCAGCACTCCGACCGTCATACAGAAAGCAGCCAAGAATTGCACCGCAACGACCACATGCGCCACGGCGTCGCTCACGACCACGACCGGACACGCAAATCTCGTCGGTTGCGGTTCGAGTTCTACTACATCTACCCTTTCGGCAAGCGATGGTGGCACGAACAGCTATGTTGCGGTAGGAACGGCAAACACCACGCAAACCAGTGAAGGTTCGATGCGCTGGTTTGTGGCCAAGAACATCACCGGAGTCGCGCACACCGTAAGCTGCACCTCAACCAATTCCGGTACCGTAGAAATATTTTTTTATGAAACCAGCGGAGCAGATACCGTAACGCCTGTCGATGTGCCGTCGACCACCAGCGGGGCCCCTGGCACAAGCGCAACTCCGTCGTTCACGCTGCCAGCTACTACCTTCGCGCATGATCTTTTGTTGTTCGCCTCGACCTGCGGCGCTAGTTGCTCAGCGGACGTCGCTGCCGATGCGGGCAACTCGCAGTCCGATGGTGCGGGCGACGAATCAGAAACTTACTCGAAAAGCGCGACGGGAACTTACACCGGACAGTTCAGTCAAACTTCGAGCACCTATATCGTTGTCGGCGTCGCCATCACAGATCGAGTCGCGGGCGGCGGTTCGGCGTCAGCGGCAAGCAAAAGCAATCGGTATTCACGGCTGGGAGTCAGATGAAATTACTCTGGATTTTCCTTATCTCAGCGTGCGCCTTCGCGCAGACCAACACTTGTGCTTCCGGCACGGACTCGACCGCGCAATGCCAGCCCGTAATCTTTCATCCCTGGAACCACGGTGGCTGGGCAGCCGTGCATCACGTCGGCGATCTGACCAACAGCGAAGTCTCCTGCTACAGCCCTGACATGGTCGCAATGGGCAACGGAGCTGTGAACGTGATGGCTACCTCGCAATCTGCAACCTGCAACGATGCCTTCGAAGGCTCGCACACCTTCTCGGTAAAAGCTGGGTTCCTCATCTGGTACAGCTACAGCATCCAGCTCGGCACCATTGAAGTTCGCACTCGCTTCGGAAACGTGCAGCCGAGAGACGCTGGAATCTGGGCGCAAGGCACCGACTGCCAAGGCGTCGATCTCGTGAACGCAGCGAACATCTCGCCGTGCAACTGGCCAAACGCTGGCAGCGAAGAACTCGATATCGCCGAAGCCCACTGGCCGACAGAAGTATTTCCTGACCTGCTTCAAGACTTGACCAACTCAGGCGGGGCGCACGTTTGCACCGTGGACGCGCCTACCGACCCGACGCTCAACTTCCACACTTACAAAGTCGTGATGGGCGCTTCGAGCACCACCTGGTTCATTGATGGGACTCAGACCTGCACCCAGGCGGTTGGCACATCGAAAGGCGTCTACCTGAAATTATCCGTGCAGGTCGAATCGGGAACGCTCTCCGGAACTCCCGGTGCCGATGTCACGCAGTATGTGAAGGTCACCGATCCAAACGGCAATGTCGTCTTCTTCGACGATTTCGTCAACCCAGTCGCCGCCTCAGCCGTGAAGCCGATGGCAAGGCTCGCGCGCCTGGCTGGCGGCTCGACATCTCCAACGACAGGCATTTTCACGCTTGGCATAGCCAAAAATGAAGGTTTGAGAGTCAGATGAAAAAGTTCGGATTTGCAATCGCGTTGCTTCTTTCGATCGGCGCATGGTGCGCAACCATCAAGCCCAGCTACCGCGCGACCAATACGTCGATGACGGTCACCTCGCTGAATTCTCTGGCGAACTCGACGAGCGCATCCACTGGAATCTGGGGATCGGCGGCGGTCGACAATACGACGAACCTCGATGTCGACGAGCTGGTCACGGTTCAGCTCACCAGCGGCGCCTCGGGAGTGAGCGCAAGCGGCAACGCCTTGATCTATGTCTATGGATGCATCGCTGGAACCACGACTTGCACCGATGGCATGAGCGGTTCGCAGGGAACGCAGACAATCACCAACCCAACAAATTTGATACTGGCCTACACCTGCAACATTGTCGCCAACGCCACGGTCTACACTTGCGGACCTTTCTCTGTCGCCAATGCTTTCGGCGGAGTCGTCCCTGGCAAATGGGGCGTTGTGGTTCGCAATCAGAGCGGCGCTGCTTTAGCAGCCAGTGGCAATTCCGTGCTCTACGATTCGCTGCAGATGATCTCGCAATAGTCCATGCCCAACTTCCACCTAGTAGCCGCTGACGGAACCAACGCGAACTCCATTCAGGCCGCTCCAGGTTCTGTCTCGCAGTACCGCATCACCAATAATGCCGGGTACAAAATCTTCGTCAAATTCCACGACACAGCATCCGTCCCAACTCCAGGTGTTGGGGTCATCTTCACGATTGGAGTAGAAGCCAGCCTCAACGATTTCGATGACATTGATCTCGATTTCACGCATGGCATCGGGCTCACCATTACCAAAGGCATTGCGGACGATGACACCACGCCAATCGTAGCGGGCGACTGCGTCGTAGACATCACCTACGCGCCAGCCTCGGCAGGATCGGGCAGTTCGGGTTCCGGAAGCGGTTCCGCAAGCCTCGGCGTGAATGCCTTGCGCATTCTCTTGAACGATCAAAGCGCGGTCGAATTCACCGACAGCGAACTGCAGACCTTTTTGGACATCGCGCAATTCAGTGGCACACTCGATGACAGCGCCTTATTTCTCGCAGCATCGCTTGGCACGAATTCGCTGGTCGTAAAATACGGGTCGATTCCCGTACAGGAAGTATCGATCGGCGGCTTCCAGACGAGCGCCGGACGGACGCAGGTCCGATACCTCGAATCCCAGGCTGACCGCTTCTACCAGCTCTATATCGACGCTCCCGCCTTCGCCATCGCAGAAGACAATCTCTCCGCCTTTAACGAGTTGGCCATTCTGCGTAACTGGATTCTGCGGACGCAGTTGCCATGAGTAACGGCGTAAAGAGTAAGCCGAACGGCAAGGCAATGCAGCAGTTGGCGCTGGTGCTTTCGGACTCGCAACTGGATGCTCTGATGAACGGCGAGCGCGTCACCGTTCGGCTGGGCGAGATCGAATTGACGATCCGCGTGGATTACACCGCACCCGCTTATTCGCTGGGAGAAGCATAAGGAATGCCAGCGAACGCGCTCACCTTCCCGCCTGACATCACGTGGGCCGATTCCGTGTTCGACGGAATGATGACCTCGGGAGCGGCAGTCTATAAGCAGATCGACACCTTCGACGGCTTCAACAACATCGTCTCCGACTATGTGCAAATTCCGACGGTGACCATCGTAAACGGAGTCACCAAGACCGTCGATTTGGTTCCCTGCTTGGTCAGGAATCTAAAAGGCGAAGAGCTGAACACGCCACCCGCGCCGCAGTCGCAGACCTCGCACGGCATTCAGGAATTCCTGATCTTCATGCGACTGATCCGGGTGGACAATCCACCAGTCGATTTGAACATCAAGCACTGGCTGCAGATTCTGAGCCGCAACCAGATCGCAAACGGAGAATCCCTGCTTGACCCGAACGACGCCAATGCCGGAGCAGTGCTCTACAACATCACCAGTATTTCGAATCCGGCGCTGCTTGACCATCATTTGGAAGTGTCGGCCACGGTGATCACGCCGTAATCACCCGCTAACAATCGCATAGTATTATGGCCACCCAGAACGTCAGCTTTGTTTCCCGCATTCCCCAAGCGATCTCGATCGCCAAGGAAGCGATTCTCGCGGCCGTCACCGAAGTCTTCGAACTGGACATCAAGCCCGCCGCAGTCGATAAATCTCCGGTGACCGAAGAAGGCGCGCTGATTAACGAAGCGATGGGCAAAAAGCCGCCGCATATTCTCGGAACTGGCACCAATCGGCGCTCCATCGACGTGTCAGTGACCGAAACCGACAAAGGGCCGCAGGCGCAACTTTTCACGCAATCCGGCTACGGCGGCTATCTGGAAACCGGAACTTCGAAGATGCGGGCCCAGCCCTATCTCTACCCCGCATTCATCGAGAACATCGACAAAGTTCCCGAGAACATCAAGACCAAGATCGAAGGGCAAGCGAAGTGATCTCCCCGAATTTTCTGGTCAAGACCTGGCTTCTGAGCGAGACGGTGAACGGAGTGGATATTTCAAATCCCTTGCTTCCTGTATTGGCGGACCTGTTCGTCGCCGGTGGAGCTTTCCCGAACAATGATCCCAATCGCATCTACGTCGGCCATCTGCCGCAGGGCTTCGATCCGCTTTATGGGCCGGGAGTGGTGATTCGCGTAGGAGCTGGAACGACGGCGGGAACGGGCGGCGGCTCGGCGCATCCCGAAATCCCGATCACCATGCCGCGAATGCAGATCACAACCTTTGCCGGTATCCAGCAATACCAGATCGCGGGGCAAGTCTACGGAGCGATCCATGACTGGATTCATCGCCGCAACAACGTTGACCTCGGCGATGCTGGATTTGTATTGAGCTGTTTAGAACAGGTCGAAGGGCAAGATGTCGATGATCCGCACCTCTTCTACGCCACCAACATCAGCTTTTGGAAGCTGATGCTCCGCGAAGACTAGCAGCCGCCGCGCGTTTCGCAGAAACAATTTCTCGCCAATTCTGATTCAAGTTCACTCACAGGAGAAAACATCATGGGAACCGTTGCAAATATCACCACTGGCCCGAGCAATCTGTTTATCGCGCCCTCGGGCACGGCCTTGCCGACACTCACCGGCAGCGCCACCGATTTCGTTAACTTCACCCCGTCCGGTTTCACCCAGGACGGAGTGGAATGGGATTATACCCCGACCTGGAAAGACATCATGGTCGACGAGCTGTTGGGACCGGCCAAGAAGAAGCTCACCGGGCACAAACTGCTGGTCAGCGCCAAGCTTGCCGAAACCACGCTGCAAAACCTGAATCTCGCGATTGCAGCTTCGACGCTGGTCAGTTCGACCGTGCTGACTATTGGCTCGCTCGAAGAGGCGCCGGAGTTCATTCTCGGCTGGATGGGGCCATCCCCGAATGGCGGAACCCGTCAAGCACTGGTCGATCGCGTGGTCTCAATCGCCGCCACCAAGGCGCACTATCAGCGCAAGGACATGGCGGTATATCAGGTGCAGTTCGAAGCCCTGGCCGATGCCACTCAGGTTACCGCTGCCGACCTTGCCACCTACAAGGACTTTGCGACTCCGTTCGTGCTGAGCTAAGCGAGATCAAGCTTCCGAGTCGTTCCGAACCCTTTCCGATTTCCCCAACCAACTTTCTAAGGAGCTTTCACAATGCCGAAACACACATGGTCGTTCAGCGTCAAAAGCGACGCCGGTTCTGGTCCCGTCGATACGCTTATCGTCAGCGCTCCCACCGAAGTCAACGTGGGCAACTCTGGCGTGTCTACTTGCCAGGTCGGAGTGCAAGACGTGGTCGAGGTCGACATTGCCGTTACCATTGCCAACGTCCAATCCTTCTTCATGGAGTCGGACACCGACGTGCGCGTCCGCACAAATAGCGAGACCGTGCCCGCCCAGGAATTCAACCTGCTGGCGAAAAAAGCGCTCGGCTGGAACAACGCCGACCTGCCGCATGGCTTCGCCAATCCCCTGACCACCAACATCACCAAGCTCTTCATCTACAACTTGGGAACCGTGGGCGGGGTCACGCCGACGGGCGGATTGAAGATCGCCAACTTTCAGGCTGGCTTCCTGCTTAACCAAGACAGCGTATTCAGCTAAACCCTGACGCTTTCTCCCTTACCTGGCGGCTGGGCCGAAGCTTTGTCGATAAGCAGAGCCTTGCGCTCAGCCGCATTTTTGCTTCTGGAGTTCTAGATGACCGCAATGGATCCCAATGCGCTCCCCAAGCGCTCCGAGTCGGATGTCATCCTCAAAGAATTGAAGCTCAAGTTCGGCGAGCAGGAATACACGGTACCCGTATTGCGAATGCGGGCAGCCGCAAAGTGGCGGGAGGAGTATTTTGCCCGCACCAAAGAAGTAGCGGATGACATGAAAGCAGAAGAGACGGAGAACATCTCAAAAGCAGTCAGTCGCGGATTGATGGCTGCCCTCTTGAAATTCCCCGACAAGGTGCCAGAGCTGGTGTTCTCCTATTCGCCACTACTCGCCGACAAGAAAGAAGAGATTCTTGAAGCCGCTTACGATCAGGATTTCCAGCGCGCATTCCAGCAGATTTGGCAGGTAGCTTTTGCGCCTTTTTTAGCCTCGCTGGGGATGGTGCTGGAGATGCAGAGGTCACAGGATTCAGCGTCTCGCTCATCGGCAAGTTTGAACTAGTGCTTGTCGAGTGGCACCTCACCCCAGAGTATTTGCTCGAAAACTGGACGGACGAGCAGTTCGAAGCCTTCTGGCAGGCGCGCAATCAACGGATCGTATCCATTGACCGTGCCATCGCGAAAGCCAGCAAGCCAAATGATGCAGGTTCTTCGTCGGAAGTCACTCGCAGAGTGTCCGACCAGGAACTCTTTCAACTGATGGGTATGAAGCCGCAAGGAAGCGCATAACACAATGGCCATTGACATTGGCGACGCCATCCTGACTTTTACCCTGGATCAATCCCAGGGGATGGCGCAACTGGATCAGCTTGGTGCCGAGATTCCGGCCAAAATGCAGCCTGCCCAAGCTGCGATCAATGCCACCTCGGAATCAGTCGAAAAAATGACTGAGCAGATGACAGTCGGGCAGAACGGGGCAGTCAAGCTCGGCGAGGTGATGAACCTAGCTGGCGAAGAAAGCCGCGAATCCATGTATGAGGCGCGCGGGGAAGTGGAACTGTTGGGCGAGATGATAGGCGTCCGGTTGCCGCGGCACGTTCGCTCCTTCATTTCCGAGTTGCCGGGCGTTGGTTCGGCCCTCTCCGCAGCATTCCAGGCAACCGCCATCATTTTCATCATCGACGCCCTAGTTCAAGTCGGCGAAAAGATTACGGAGTTCACCCATCGCGCCGAGAAAATCAGCGAGGCCTGGGACGCAGTCCATGAATCCGAGCAACAGGCGCTCGATCACCTCACCAATGATCTGATTAAGGCGCAGGTCGAGACGGACAAACTCACCGGTGACCATCTCGGTGCGTTGCTACTAGAACTTCAATTGATCGACCGCACTACGCTCTCGAACCTGCGCAACGAGTTCATAAAACTAGAAAAAGAAGCGGACAAAGCCTTCGAGTCAATGGACGCGAATATGTTCGAGAGTCTGCTCGGCGGCTTTGAAGGTTCGGGAGAAGCCAAGGGCGTATTCGATACGATGGCCAAGTCGGTGAACGATGCGCTCGCCACCGGCAAGGCGGACTCTTTTCTTAAGGCCTTGAACGCGATCAACGCGGCGGCCACAACCGCAAGCGAAAGACTCAAGACGGCCACGCTGCCCGCCGACCAACTCGAAGCGTGGGCAGAAATCAACAAACGCGCCGAGGCCTATCGGGAATTACTGGAACAGACCGCAGCGCTCGACTGGCAGGAAAAACTCAACGATGCGCTGAATCTGGTCAAGCAACAAGAGACCGATCTAGAGCAGCGGGCCAAGCGCACGATGGAAGCCCGCATCGAGGCAGCGAAAGCAGCAGAGAATGCGGAGCACGATGCCTTCAATCAGGGAAAGATCAGCGCCGAAGAGTGGGCCCAGGCGCAGAGCAAGGCCACCGACGAAACCGCCAAGGCGCATGTCGATTACGCGAACTCGATTGCTGCCATCGTCAAACAGCAAGAACAACTTTCCGAGCAGTTAAAAACCGGCAGCATCAACGTTCAGCAGTGGATTGATGCCCAGAAGCGTTCCGCCGACAGCAGCAAGAGCGTCGCCGCGGCGCAGGATGCGCAAACCGAGAAGCTAAAGGAATGGAACTCCGTCGCGAAGGCAGCAGAAGATTCCTTGACCAAGGCGCAAGCGGAAACCGCCAAACTGCGCGACGAGATGTTCAAGCTGGTTTTCCCCGTCGACAAAGCCCATGAGCAGACGCAGGCCTTCAAGGCGCTTGAAGCGGCAGAAAACAAATTAGCCGAGGCTCAGAAAACCCTGGCCGAAGCGCAAGTCTCGGCAGACTTCTCCGAACAGAAGGCCGCAATCACCCAACTGGCCAACTTGCGCATCATTTCGAAGGAGCAGGAAGCGCAGATGCTCGCGCGGCTCAATCAGCAGGAAGAGCGCGATGCCATGACAGCGCTGAATCAACTGCTGGCTCAGCAGGAGCAGGCGCTGAATGTAGCCAAAGCCAAATTCGAGCAGGCATCGAAGGACGTACTCTTCTCTCCTGCGGAACTGGCCGATCTCAAGGCCCATCTCGATGAGGCCCAAGCCGCCTACGACAAGACACAAACCGAAATCGTCAAACGCAGTGCCCAGTTCAATAGCCAGCTAATCAGCCAATCGCGAGGCTACTATGGCGAAGCATTGGCTCTTGCGGTCGCGAGCGGCAATCAGATCCTTGCCGAGAAGCTGAAAGAAAACCATGCCGCGCTGCTGGTCGCTGAGGGAGAACTCGCAGAAGCCAAGGCGCGAAAAGTTAATACGGATGCAATCCAGAACGAGATCAAGCATCTCCAGAACATCGAAAAAGAACTGACCAAAGAAGCTCGCACCGGCAAAACCGTCAATGCTGGATTGATTTCAGAGTTTGCGCAACTTTCCAAAACCATCGCCGCCTATGACGCCGAACTGCAAGACAGCGGCTCTAAAACCGCCGCATGGGGAGCGTCGATCGGAACAGTCTTATCGGAGGTTGCGCAAGCCTACGCCGCAGGCGCGGTCAGCATCGAGCAGGCGCTGGCGAAAGTGGCTGCGGCAGAAATCTCAGCCATCGCGCAAGTGGCCGAGAAAGAAGGAACCAAGCAACTGGCTCTCGCTTTCGGATCGTACCCCGACTTTGCAGGCATGGCGCAGCATTTCGCTTCGGCCACGCTTTGGTTCGGTCTTGCAGGCGGGCTTTCTGCCGCATCTGGCGCATTGTCTGGCAGTGGAAGCGGCAGGTCCTCTTCTGCATCTTCCTCGAATGCAGGCGTCTCAGCCGGAAACCCGACCAATCTTGCCGGCGGATCACAACCCACTCAGGTCATCAATGTCACCCATCTCGCTTCGGGCGGATTAGTCACCGGACCGACGCTTGCCGTGATCGGCGATTCCGCAAGCGGTGGCAGCTCACGCGAAGCCGTGCTCCCGCTCGACAATGGTCCAGCCCTGAAAGCGATCGCCAACGCCATCAGTGCGCAGATGAAAAACATGGGCGGCTACAGCGAAGTGCCGCAGATTCATTTGCACGGCAGTCTGGCAGCATTGGTCAGCGAAATCAACTATCAGACCAAATCCGGTCGCATCCGCCTGCACGCAACCACCTCCGACAAAACCATCCGCAAAGCCTAAGCGAGTCTCGACTTTCTCATGGCACTACTGGTTCCCAAGATCACCTATCCGGCTGCTGCGCCGACCACCACGCTTACCTTCACTTATCCGCCGGTCGAAAAACCATTCGGCGCGACCAACGACGGCGATGAGATTGAATCGGTGCGCAATGACTCGATCACGCTCTCGGGATTGCGGCAGTCGATGTTCTACCGGACGGACACCTTTAAGCACCTCATCATGGCGAACGTTCCCCAGAGCGACATGCAGAACTGGAAAGCGTTCATCACCTACGTCCAGCAGGGTGGAAGTTTTCTTTATTACCCCGATTCGACGGGGACGGCTTACGACGAATGGCTGCTTGAAGATTCCGGCGGCTCACAACGTTCGCAGACTTCGAGCAGCATGGTTTCTTCTTCGACCAACTGGGCTCCGAAATATGTGGAGCGTCATCTGGCTCAGTTTGAGCTGGTGATGCGTAAAGTCCCCGGCGGATTGACTCACGCATGAGGCTTTTGCGCTCACTCCGTCAATACACCTTTGGCTGGCTTCTGTGCGCACTCTTTGGCCATCTTCCCTGGGTCCATGAGTTCGCCTACGGAAGTCACTGGATTCGGCGCAAAGCGATGATGCACTGCGACCGCTGCGGTAACTACTGGGTATGATCTCTGTTTCTTCAGCGTTTCAAGCGGCCAATGCGGCACTTGCCAAGCAGCCGATCTATCTGATCGAGATTGCCGGATACACTCGCGCCTTCTCGACTATCGGCGGACTGGGCACCTTCGAAAGCCTGATCCCTGACATCGTGCTCCAGTCAGGAAACCTATCAAACATCGGCGGCGCTTTCGGCTTCCCTGGCACCGTCACTCTTCCGAACTCGACTCCAGCGGGAAATATCCTTTACGCCTTCATGAACAACGAAGACGGAGGAACGTCGCCGGGAATTTCAGACACTGGCGGAAATACCTGGACACCGATCTGCTCAAACGTCGTAACTGCGTCGGGCGTGGGCAATGTCAGCATCTGGCGCGCGGTCTCCGTCGGAACCGGACCGGGAAATCAAATCACCTTCACCACCGGCGCGAACCGTTCCTCGAGTGACTTCTTTGTGATCGAGATTCCTGCAGCTTATTCGGCCTCTTTTTTCAGCCACAGCTCGGGCAGCGGAACTCCGTCTGGAACCACATCGGATGGCAACACGCTAACCGTGCCAATGAACTTTTCGGGTCCGATCATCGACCTTTTCATGATCTCGGTGAATTCAGGCAGCGGCGTCACTGCCGCGACGGCCATCGGGCTGATTTGCTCGACTTCTTTTTCCGTCAAAGACCCGGAGCAGATACTTTCGCAAGCCGGAGGAGCGGCTGTAGTCGGGGGAGCAAAATCGACCGGATACGACTGGCTGGTATCAATTGACGATCAGAAACTCACCGTGAGCGATCTGGACGGGGGAGCGGATTTGGCCGATCTGACCTTCACCATTCAAGATCGCGGCCAGCAGTTCACGGCCGATTTGTCGCAGTTCGTCTTCGAAGGCAAGAAGGCGCGACTCTTGCACGGCTTCGTCGGCATGACGATCACGGACTTCATGCCCATGTTTACCGGCGAAATCGATAGCGTCGATTCCGCAAACGGCAACATGGAGTATCAGTTCACGGTCTCATCCATCAACCTGCGCAAGCTGGCCGCGAAAATCTATCTCACTGGCGATGACGGCTTCGCAATCGATTCCAAGCATCCGAAGACCATCAACGCCCATCCGCTCGACGTGCTGGTCGACGCCTTGGAGCAAGCGGGAATCTCCGACACCTTCATCGACACGGCGAAGATCGACTACTACCGCGACAACCCGTACTCTGGCGCACAGTTCGTTTTCACTCTGACCTCGGCACCCACTGCGAAAGACTTCATCGAGAACGAGATCATGAAGCCGCTCGCCATGTATCTCTGGGAAAACAATCTCGGGCAGGTCTCGATCAATTCCTTCTATCCCGCAGTCTCGGGCGCAGGCGGCTATACCCCGCCAACGCCGCCAGTAATGACGGCTGTAGTGAGTACGACGCCATCAGACGCCAACCAGATGGAAGCTCCGATCGCGCAGGAAGCGCCGCTGGTTAACCAGGTGATCTTCAAGTTCGACGATGACGGAACTGGGAACGGGAACTTTAACGCGGAGCAGATCGTCGACCTCGATGCCAGCATCGCCAAGTACGGACTCGTCGGCGGACAGACCATCGAGTCGCAGGGGATGAAGTCCGGCTTTCAGGGATATTTCCTGGCGGCCTTCGGTGGCAGATTGATCTCGCTGCGCTACGGCTTTAAGAGCCTCACCTTTGACCCGCTCCCGCTGACCTGGAACGCCTGCGTACTAGAGCCCGGCGACATCATCGCGGTAACCAATCCTTTTGTCCCCGACCGCGTGGCTGGAGTCCTCGGAATCACCGGACAATTCTTCGAAGTGCTCGACCGCAACTGGCGCTTCATGGATGGGGTGATCGAAGTAAAACTCTTGGCAATCAACTTCTCACTATTCAAGCAGTACCAGATCGCACCGAACGCGGAAGCCGATTATGCCTCAGCGTCGACAACCGACAAAGGGAAATACATGTTCCAGTGCGACTCAACCGGACACTACTCGACCGGAGCGACGGCGAACACGCTGGGATAGCTATTCAAACGATGGCGTTCCAGAACGTAGATAGTGAACCGCGCATTCATGCTGGTCGCAGCAAGGACAAATCATTAAATACCGCGATCCAGTTTTACTTTTTCTCCATCCGCAGAGGCAGCTACATTTCGGCTTGCGACTGACCTCAGGGTTTTCTTCGTTAACTTCCATACCTCTCTTTTAGCATGGGCCTCAAGCTCTCATCTCCTCCTGGATTCGCCGATCTCGCCGATTCCGTTTTAGCTTCCACCAAACCTGCGCTCGGAATCGATCTCGCCAAAATCTACGAGAACTCGGCCTTCGGCATGGTGCGGACGGAAGTCTTTTCAGGCATCTACACCAACGGTGACACCGTTCCACTGCCAGTTTCACCGCATGACGGCTACGCCTATTCCCGCGATGAACTGCTCTATTTCTGGACCATCTACAACTCAGCGAACATTCAAACCGGATGGATTTCGGGAGCCGATTCGCTCTTCTACGCGGCGTGGCTGGTCGATCAAACGACGGGCGAAGTCTTCTGCGACGAATGGTATCGGCGTTCCGGCAATCATGCCGACATCACCCACACCAATGACGGGATTTTGCAGGTCTGGACGGTTGCCCAGAGACAACTTTCGAATCTAGTTCTCGCGTCCTCGCCGAGCTATTCCGCCATCACTGGATCATGGATCGGAACCGACAAGCCGCTAACTCAGCAACTGGCGCAAGGGCTGAATGACGATGCGAAGTTCGCCGTTCTCAACAAAGAATTCTTCTATCTCGGCGAGTATTACAACGGGCAAACTGTAACGCTTCCCATTTCGCCCGCCGATGGCTACCACTACAGTTCGGCAGAGTGCAAGTTTCTTCCTTCCTGGCGCTGGACTTCGGTCGGAAATGTCTCGCCCATGCAAGCCCCGCCTCTGGCCTATGGCCAGTTAGGGCCGATCAAAGCCTCGGTGAACGGGAGCGGCGTAGTTTCCTGCTCCTGCTCGATGATCGACGATGGCGGGAATCTGAATACGCCGCCGGCGCTCGGGCGAGTTGCGGTCTTTGCTTTTTGCCAAAGAAGTGGAACGCCCGGAACCATCACGCCGACCGCGAACTCCTTCGCCGAAATTTCCTTTGACGATTTCATGCCGGGATCTGATCTTCCGGCAGCGAACGTCCAGCAAATCGAAAACAACATCCTCGAATCCCTGCTGACGCCGGAATACTTCGGGCCAACCACGCACGCGAATGGCGACACCATCGCGCTTCCAACTTCGCCGATTGACGGCTACGTTTATTCGCGTTCCGAGTGCCAGTATCTCTGGAATTGGTCAGACACGACCAATCAAACGGGCTCCAACCTGCGAATGCCCCTCTTTCTCGGGCATATCGACCAGACCACCGGCGTTGTGACCCTGCACGTCTGGCGCTTGCCGCCTGGCAGTAACCCCGTCGATGACAACGACTCGCTGGCTAGAATCAGCGTACTGATCTTAGCCAGAAGGAACGCCTCGGCACCCGCTGCGACACCCGCTCCAAGCACCAATCCACCCGCCGACAATTCGAGCACTTCGACCAGCGTGGATGCGCCGGATGGCGTAGAAATCCAGGTCAATAGCGTTCTCATTCCTTCGCCCGAGACGGCAAATTTTAACGGTTCACTACCATCCGCACCGACCGGAACTAGAAACGTTGTCTTTCAAGCCGACGCGCTCGATCCGACCAATATCTCGGCCAATGTTCCGAATGTCGGCGGCGTCGATGCGCGGACCTCGACTTCAGAAACCATTGGACTCGCCAGCCAGGGAAAACTGGTCACGCTCAACAACGCGAGCGCGGTCTCCGTCTCGCTCGATTCAACCGCTGGCGGCGGCGGTGGAGGAGTAACGACGCTCGACATGCTGGCTTGGGTGATGATCGACTATCCGGATCGCACAACCAAGCACCTCGTCGGAACCGGAGTTTACGCTGCCAACTGGTGCGACGCCGACGGGCAGAAGTTCTGGCTCATCAAGAATTCAGCCGGTAATCCTTGGGACATTAACACCTACGATTCGAATTTCATCTACCACTGGATCACCGAGAATGCCGACGAGGGAACCTGGGGAACCGCAACCGCCTGGAAGCGCGCACTCTCGCCGCGGCCGGTGATGCCCCGCTTCTTTGATCCCAGCGCGCCTTTCACCATCAATACCAATGGCTCAAATCCTTTCCAGCGAACCACCAACTGCGGAGCGGATTCAGAACCGCTGATCGATCTCGGCAATATCTCCTGTACGACTTATCCGCCAACGTCGATGGCATGGGGCGGAGACGTAGGAACGCAACCTACCATCAAACTCGAATACTTCTACGGTCACCAGCGCGAACAGTATTTCTGGGTCCAGAACTTCGGGCTGGTGCAGTGGACACACGCGAATCTCTCGGGCGGTAGCTATGTCATCGATCAGACCTCGACGCATGTCACCTTTGCATCGGGCGGCTGCCCAACGCCGAACTTCCCCTGCTACTCGACGCTAGTCACGGCGGGCACCTGGATCGGCGGCGCGCCGGGCTCTGGTGGCAACGTCGCCAATCCTTCGAGTTCGCCACCGACCAGTAGCGCAACCCCTTCAACATTTTTCTGCGCGGTCAAGAATCTCGGCGCGGGTACTGCGACGCTAACCCCGACGTCAGGAACGATAGACGTAGCGGCCAGCAAGAACCTCGACCAGAATCAAAGCTGCTGGCTTTTCTTTGACGGCACCAACTGGCAATCGCTGACTGGTTCTGCGGGAACAACGAGCTTTGAAGTGGTCTCGGCCGTAGGCGGGAAACCGACGGCAAATCAGTTGGTCATGATCTACACTGCTGGCCGCGCCGAGACTTTCCCGGCGAACTTCGCTTCGCCCAATTCAGTCGGATCAGCCGGGACGAACCCGACGGCAACCGCCAGCTACACGGTCAAAAAGAACGGCACTTCGGTTGGAACCATTTCGATTTCAACCTCTGGGGTATTCACTTTCACAACCACTGGTGGGACCAGTTTCACCTTGGCCGCAGGTGACCGGCTGACGATCACCGCCCCTAGTTCACAGGACGCGACCTTGGCCGATGTCGCAATCACGCTGACCGGAACGAGATAAAATGGCTGTCGCCCACGTTCAAGACGCCTCGAATACCGCGCACAACGCCAGCTCGGTTGCAAAGGCCTTCACCTCGAATAACACCTCGGGGAACATGCTGCTGGTTGCCGTGGGCGTTTGGCGATCCTCGGGAGGCTTCACTGACCCTAGCCTTTCAGACACGCGGGGCAACACCTGGAAGCTGGTGCTTGCAACCGCACGGCAGTTGCAGTCAGGGCAGAGTTGCCTCTATCTTTTCGCCGCCTACAACTGCGCCGCCGGAGCGAACACCGTCACTGCTACGGTCGGGGTTACGTGCGACATCGACATCGCCATTCACGAATACTCGGGCTGTGCGACGGTCACCGCGCGAGATCAATCAGCCTCAGGCTCCAATTATCAGACATCCCACATTGACGCCGGCACGATCCAGACCCAGCTTGCCAACGAAGTGGTTTTTTCCTGCGCCTACGATCAATCGAACGGAGTTCAGACCTTTACCCCGACTTCGGGATGGACGCAGCGGCAGCAGACGGCAAACCCGGGCGCTGAAAGTCTGGTCACCTACGATCAACTGGTCAGCGCCACCGGGACTTTCAGCAATACCGTCAACATAACCAACACTTCGCACGGTTTTCATGCGATGGTCGTCAGCTTTGCCGACACCAGTACTCCCGACGATCTCGTACAGTATGTCGGGAATTCGGCAAGCTCGGCGTCTTCAGTTGCCACCCCGTCTTTCACGAACGGTGCCGGAAATCTTTTGCTGCTTGCGATCGCGCGCTGGACGAGTACGACACTCGGAACCATATCGAGTGTCACCGACAGTAAGGGGAACACTTGGACGCTGATCGCATCGACCACGATTGTTGCGGTCGGCGGGCACGGCCAGTCGCAGCTTCATCTTTATGCCTGTGCATCAGCCGCAGCGGGTGCAAATGTCATCACCGTCTCGACCTCCAGCGCACAAGATTCGCTTCAGATCGTCGCCCTTGAATATTCCCCGAGCACGATCAATGCCGAGATCTTCAATTCGCAGGGGAGCGGAGGGGTCTCGAACGTTGCCAGCGGTTCAATCACCCTCGATGCGGGAATAGCCGTTGGCTTCGGCTTCAATCAGAGCGACAATGTCGGGATCTATTCAGACTTCAGCGGGACGGGATGGCGCAAGCGCGTCGGTCAATCGACTACAAGTTTCACATCGCTCGGAATTTTCGATCAGGTACTCGCTTCCAGTTCATCAATTGAAGAAACGATCTCGCTTCCATCGGGAAGCACTTCTTTCGGCCTCCATGTCATTGTCGCGGGTAAACAGCAGACCACGCCGCCGATCATGGAGTTTGTCATCACCTAGCAAAGAGCGGAATCTTCAGCCAGTGAGTCAGCAGTAGAGCTAGAACCACAATGGCAGCGACAGCCAGCGCATAGTTGAGTAGTCGCATTCTGCCTGCATTGTGCGGCAAGAACCGGCAGGAATTTGCTGCGACAAAGATTTGTTACGAAAACGGAACACGCTATGAAGACCCTGATCGCACTCACCAGTTGCCACGCCTACCGCGACCGCGCGGACTCGATCCGCGAAACCTGGGCGCAAGAGATTGGCGAGCGGGCCGACTTCCGCGTGTTTCTCGGGGCTGGCGAGGCCAAACGTCCCGATGAAGTCACGCTGGACTGCCCCGACGGCTATCACTACCTCTCAGCCAAAACCCAACTGATCCGGCGTTGGGCACTCAAGCACGGCTACGAGTTCGTTTGGAAGGTGGATGACGATTGCTATCTGCGACCGGAACGTCTCTTCGCCAGCGGACTGAATGCCTACGACTACGTAGGCAGATTGCGCGGGCCATCGGGGAACTACGCCAACCCCTACTGCTCGGGCTTCTGCTACGGAACCAGCAGAAAAGCTTTGGAGCTATTGGCGCCGCTTGACTGGGACGCCTCGGACGATTTCTCGGAAGATCGTTGGACGGGAAACCAGCTCATGCGCTTCGGCATTACCCCGTTTAATGCTACCCAGATGATCGTCGAGTATTCGAAGAATTCCGCCATCAGCGGCCGCGAACCACCGCTTGCCGGCAATTCCGTGATTGCCTCCTGCGAATATCGGCCTGATCTCATGCGGCGGGTGCATGAGCAGTTCAAATCGGGGAAGCGTTCGGCAATGGGCGAGTTCGTCCGTCCGCAAGGTTCACTCAGCCGTGTGGCCATCATGATTAAGACCTTCCTGCGCGATGGCTATTTGTTCCGCTGCCTAGAAGGCCTCGAAAAGAACTTTCCCGAATCGAAGATCGTCGTAGTCGATGACGGCCATGAGTCAGGCAAGGGATCGCCCTACAACAAAATTAGCAAGTACGCCGACCTCAGGGCGAAGCAACACGCCTGCATCTGGCTGCCCTTCGATTCAGGCTTCGGCGCGAAAGCCAACGCCGCGATTCCCGAGTGCATGAAAAAAGAATACGTGCTGATCGGCTCGGATGACTTCGACTTCAACGACCCGAACGTGCGGCCAGGAGTCGAAGCCATGCAGAAGGTGCTCGATGCGGTTCCGAGTCTCGGGCTGGTGAGTGGGCGAGTCGATAACAATCCCTATGAGTTCTGCTGGGAGCCATTCGAGCGCGGACTGAAAGAAGTCCCCAAGTATCACGGCACTGGACACGTCAACGGAACGACTTATCACTTGTGTGATTTGACGGTGAACTATTCGCTGGTGCGGACGAAAATCTTCGATCCGCAATTCGGCGGCATCAGGTGGGACGGCGGACAGGTGAAGATCGGCGGAGGAGAACACTCGGCCTTCTTCATTGACTTGCAACGCAGCTATTGGTCCGTGGCCTACGTCGAAGGTGCCAACATCAACCAGATGAAGTTCTCGCCCTTCGAGAAAGCGCAACGCCAGCACAAGGGCTACGACGAGATGCGGGCGCGGGCAAGGAAACCGGGAAGGCCTTGTCTGAAGGAAAGAGGCATTGATACTTACATCTTGGGAGATGGGACGGTGGAGATTTCATGAAACCCATCGTCCTCATCGCCTCTTGTGGGCGTGACCGCGCTGGGCAGGAATCGCAAGCCGCACTCTTGCGCGGAGTCATCGACTATCGCTTCGTGCTCGGTGCTGGCAATTCCAACGCAATCGAAGACGAACTGATCCTTCCCGTGCGTGATGACTATTTAGCACTCCCCGTCAAGATGCGGGCAGCGTTCCGCTGGGCACTGGAGCATGAATACGACTACGTCTTCAAATGCGACCGCGACACCTTCCTTCATGTCGACCGGTTGCTCGCTTCTGGCCGTGAACATGCGCAAGCGGGAGATGACTTCGTTGGACTGGTGGGCAATCCTGGCGATTGCTGCGGCGGCGGGGCGGGTTACTGGCTTTCAAGAACAGCCATCATCGCCTATCTCGAAAGCTATGACGAACGTCAGCTCGCACTCAGCCCACGTCAGCAACTGGAAGACTGGTGCCTGTTCTGGTCGCTGGATCGTGCGAACCCGCGTATCTCGCCGGTTTGCGACCGAAGATATTGGGATTTAAGACTCGGGCCTGTGCCTGATCCGGAGACGAACATCACATGGAATCCGTGGAAACCATAAGCGAAGTGAAAACCGCCGAACTCATCGACAAAGCCTTCTCCTTCGGCATGATCCAGGTGCGCGACGAGATTACTGCGTTTGTCGAGTTCCTGAAACAGCGTCCACTGCGAAACGTAATGGAGATTGGTTCGGAATCGGGTGGAACCTTCTATCTCTGGACGCAACTCGCGAAACTCGGCGGACTGAAAATCTCGCTCGACAAGCCGGACGGAGAATCGGGGAGTTGGCTCTACAAGGAACCTGACGCGCTGGCCAAGCGCACGGCTTTGTTTCAGTCCTTCGCGCCGCGAGTGAAAGTGGTTACCGGAGACTCGCACTCCCCAGAAATCAAACAACAAGTCGCGGACATTCTCGGCCAAGAGAAACTGGATTTCCTCTTCATCGACGGCGATCACTCCTACGAAGGCGTGAGAGCCGACTGGGAGATGTATCGCGAGTTTGTGCGTGAAGGTGGAATTGTGGCCTTCCACGATATCCAGCACTTGGGGCCGAAAGTGTTGTGGAAAGAGCTGGCGGACGAAATGACGTTTAAGGATCGCGTATTCAAGATGCGCGAGTTCAATTCGCGCTTGCACTGGGCGGGGATTGGCGTCATTGAGTTGTGAGTCTCTCTGATCTCCAGATTGAGGCCAACTTTCCTCTGTTGGCCTCGGCCACGGTTCTGCTCGATCGCAAACTGCGGCAAGGGAAGTACGACCGCATCCTGCTTTCGGCGCGTGACTGTTACATGCAAGCCCATCTCTGGCGACAGATGTTTCCGTCAACGCCCTACCAGGTCATCTATTGGCTCACCAGCCGCTGGGCGCGGATCAAGGGATTGAACGGTTACTTGGATTACTGTGCGCCGCTTTTTCGCGGTAAGCCCTTGATCTTCGACCTGGTCGGGACTGGAGAATCCATCCGGACGTTATTCAAGCGCATGGGAGTCGATTGCGACTACCTGCTCTTGCAGAGCGATCCTCGCAAACAAGCGCCGCGCTTGCTCGATGCCGAAGGCGATCTCGAAGGATTGAACACCGCGCCTCACCCGATGGTGATTGATGTAACCGCCCACGCCTGGCCAGTCTATGACCCATCCGGCAACGACGGAGCAGACTATTTCGCCGCGATTGGTGGTCGAGTGTTCATGGAAAACTCGAAACGTCCGCACTATTCGGACTTTATCGACGCCAGCGAAGCCGAACTGCTCGCGAGAATGCGCCAGGCGCAGAAGCTGATTGCAGAGAACGACTGCCTGTTCCATCCCTTCCACGCCCAGCGGCGAGCGGAGGATTGGCAGTGAAATACCTCGTCGCCATCAGCAGTTGTTACGACTTCGAAAAGAACCGCAACAACGACGCCATGCGGGACACCTGGCTGCCTGATCTTCAAAGGTTCGGCGTCGATTACCGCTTCTTTTTCGGAGTCGGCCAGGGCGCCGAAAGCACAAGGCTCAAGCATGACTGCGTACTACTGCCATCGGTTGAAGATGACTACGGCCACCTGACCTACAAGACCCGCGCCTCGCTTGGCTGGGCCTTCGTACACGAATACGACTTCGTCTTCCGCTGCTTCCCTGACACCTACGTGCGCGTGGATCGGCTGATGACCTGTGGCTTTCAGAACTTCGATTACTACGGTGACTTCCGCGGCGATCCTTCAACCAATGAAGTCACTCATCAGAAAGCCCAGAACTATGCCTCGGGCGGACCTGGCTACTGGCTTTCAAAGCGCGCCTATTCGCTTTTAATCAGCGCTCCGGTGCTGGGCGTGTGGCGGGATGAAATCACTCCCTACACGGAAGATTTGTGGTGCGGAAATATTCTAGGGCGGCATCTCGAACTGAAACTCAAGTACTTCGATGACACCAAGCGCTTCATCAACCGAGGCAGCCGCTCCTGGCCGACTCCGGAAAATGACGTAATTACGTCGCATCTTTCCTGCCCCGAGAAATACACGCCCGAGTTCATGTACGCGGCCCATCAGCCGTGGAGGAAGCGATGACGCTTGAAGAGCAACTGATCCGCGACGAAGGCCTGCGACTCAAGCCCTACAAGGATTCCGTGGGGAAAACCACCATTGGCGTCGGGCGCAATCTCGATGATGTCGGCATTTCGCGGGAAGAAGCGTTGACGCTTTTAGAGACGGATATCGACCGCGCCTCGGCGTGGGTGAGAACGCAACTGCCGTGGAGCTTGAACCTGAACGAAGCGCGTCAAGCGGCACTGGTCAACATGGCCTTCAATATGGGCGAACGGCTAACGACATTTGCGCAGTTTCTCAGGAAGCTACAGGCCGAAGACTACGCTGGCGCTGCCGCCGAAATGCTCGATTCACTTTGGGCAAAGCAAGTGGGTGATCGGGCCCACAGATTAGCCAGCCAGATTGAAACCGGGGAATGGGTGTAGGGAGAAAACATAAGGGGAGAAATCAACATGCACGAAACACATTTTCAATCGCAGTTCACGGCTGCCGCCGTACTTGAATACCTGCTTCACTTCTTGCAGAAGTGGTCAAAGACGCCGTGGATCAGTGAACACACAACCAAGATCACAGTCGCCTTCCGCGCGCTTTTTGCCTTCGCCGCTACGCTCGGAATCAACTGGAAATATTCCGGTGACACGCACACGCTGGTCATCACTGGGCTGAGCGCCATCGCCATCCTGACTGGCCTCTGGCACATCGTTTCCCAGTACGCCATGCAACACGCCTTCGGCGGACTGGTGCGGTCGGGGAATCTCGACAAAATCAAAGAGATCGTCGCGGACGCGGTTCAATTGGCGCTAGCGGATAAAGTCTCCGCAGAAGCTGCCGCGCCGCAGGCAAAACCGGCGGGCGCGTAAACACATGAACGCCTCCATCCAGATCAAGAAGAGCTACGAAGTAGTTGCCTGGCTGTCTCTAGAACAGGTCAAGCTTCTGCTCGAAAGGGGCGAACTCACGCTCGGCGCTGGCGTCGGCACCGTCTGCCTTTCCATCCAGGCGATTGACCGGATCGCAGCCCAAGAGTTGCTAAAGAAAGCAGAGAAATAATCGTGGGCCTGATCTCCATTCCCGATCCCGTCTCGATCTTTGAATCCGCCAAGAATGCGGGCATGGAGCGAGACGAGATCAATGCTCTCGCCAGCGCCGCTTACAGCTCATGGATCACGGCGATGTGGCGGTCCGGCTCGTCGAAGTGGGCGCAGTGGATTGGCGAAGGCAAAGCTCTGCAGGATGCCGCCACGGCGATGTACCTCAGCCTGCAAGAGCTCGAAAAGAAAAACTTCCTGACCTTAACGGTGCCGAGTGACCTGCTCGACGCCGCCAACCTTTCACGCTTTCAGACTTCCTTCAAGGAGAAATGAATTCCTATGGGTAACAAATTTGTCAGCTTTCTCGAAGCCGTCGGAAAAGACTTCGTCAAGGGGTTGAATGTGATCCTGCCCCTTGCGCAGACCGGCGGCGAAGTTGCAGTTTCGCTTTTCGCTCCAAGCCTCGGGCCGCTCTTCAATTCGACGGTCCATGCGGTAATCACCGCCGAACAAAATGCCGCCGCTCTCGGTAAGCAGAGCGGAACCGGAGCGCAAAAACTCGCAGCCGTAATCTCGATTGCTGGCGGACTCATCAAGCAGGGCTTGACCGATCTCGGGAAAGCCGCCGATGATGCCGCTGTCCAGAATTACATCAACGCCGTAGTTACCATCCTGAATTCCGTTCCAGCGCAAGGCTGAGCACTCCAAAAGCAAACAGGCAGTCCGGGTCTATCGAAATGATCCACTCGGGCTGCCCGTTTTTCTATCCTGCCGCCGTAGCTCACTTACGCGGCTTTCCCGACAACCGCCAATTCTTTCCGCTTCTGCGCGGCGCGAGCTTTATTGGCCTTAGCGATCTTGCGCCGAGTAGTCAGCGACATCTGGCGCTTGCCCGATCCGCGAATCACGTTGCTGGTTCCGTTCCCGAGGAATCGCTCGGTGGCTTCGAGGTGATTGGCGACATTCAGCATCTCGCCCGCCCTTTCGCGGAGCGTGTTGATGGTGATAGTGACGTTTTGAGGATTCTGGGAGCGTGAGCTTTTGGTTTTCATGGTTGAAGCTATTCTCCTTTGCCGAAAAGTGTAGCCCCAATCGAGGGGTAACCCAAATAGTGCTAGCAGTTTAGGAATTGACAGAGTTACCATACGCCCCAATGCAGAAGAAATCTCTCGGCCAGGTCGCATACGAGGCTTACTTCGAGCAATCAAAGGGAAAGTCTTTGATCTCTGGCGCGCCACTTCCTGAATTCGGAGCGCAGCGGCAGGATGTACAAGCTGCTTGGGAAGCCGCAGCCGATGCGGTCACGGCAGCATTGATCGGAGATGGCAAGCTGCCAAGCGCGAGGGTGGGATGACAGTGGCAGCGGCAAACATGCTCTGTGTGATTGCCAGTGCTACTCTCGCAGGATAGACGCGCGCGACTCCTGCGTAAAATCAGGTTAGTAGGTGGCGAACGCCGGGAGAGTGTGCATAGGCTTTTGGGATTCTCTGCGGGTTTGCTCCCACGATTGCCGAACGTGACAAACGAATAAATCCGCAGCGCGAAGTTTCAATGACCTCTTCCATTCCCACTCCCGCCGAGATCGACCAAGCCGCGAAAGAATTCCTCGCGCTCAGGGATAACTATCTGCAGGCGAAGCTGGCCGCGACCGAAGCCCAACAGCAGATGGAACTCAAAAGCGAACTACTGAAAGACCTGGTCGAGAAACACGGCGGCCCACACGCCGAGAAATCGAAGATCGTTCACGGCGTGAACTACGAGTGCGTAGTCACCTTTGGACAGATGGTCTCGGTCGATGCAGTCGCGGTCGAGAACTTCCGCGCAGCACTCAAAGAAGCCAAGCAGACTCGCCTGCTCAAGAAAATCTTCGACGTGGTCGAGCGCGTCACCTTGAAGCCGGGAGCCTCGCAGATCGTGCGCGGGGAAAAACTCTCCGCGAAACTCCTGAACCTATTCGCCAAGTGCGAAGTGATAAAAGCCAAGACTCCCAGTCTACAGGTGAGATTGAAGGAAGCGGCGTAGATGGAAGAAGTAGCGACTCAGCAATCATGGCGACAGCTCGGAATTACCTTTGCGCAAGTAGTTCCACGCCTCATCATCGCCATCCTAATCGCCATCCCCTTGTGGGGATTCGCCATCGTCTTGCGATTCATTTTCGAGGAGCTGCACACTGGATGGAGATTCGGTGGACAGCTCGTCGACGGATTCTGGAAAAACGTTCGGTAAGCTGCAACTATTTTCACATTGCGCTTCTCTCCTCAACAGAGTTAGCATCCGGCGCATATGGTGAAAACCGCCACGCGCAAAACCCGCTCCGGCCCTGGCCGTCCCGCTGGCTCCAGCAGTTCCTACAACAAAGTCATCCGCCGTCAAGGCAACATCGCCTCGCAACGCGAGTTTAGAGTCCGCATGTCGAATGAGCAGGAACGCTCATTCATTGAAGAAGCCGCCGATTCGCTCGATGAAAGCCTGAGCGCCTTCGGAGCCACGGCCTCACTCGAACGCGCGGAGAAAATCCTTCTCCGCTCCCGCCCTGTAGTTCCAGCCACCGCGTAAAACCGACGACAAAGATTGCCCTTCCGCAGTAAATAGCACTTCGGTGTAACTCTGTTCCGTTTCCGTAACAACATTTTCATCTTGCTTTTTCCAGTACATACAGCGTTATCATCTCGCCTTTCCAGAGAAGCTGATTGCTGTAGATGCTGTCGGTGCCGAACCCAGGGCGCAACTACTTCCGTTACCTGCCCCTGCTGTTCCTGAATTGAAACACTGGAGGGCATGAACGAAGAGATGCGAGGAGACGGTACGGTCTATCGCCAAAAAGGATCGCGGTTCTGGTGGATCTCGTATTGGAAGACGAAGAACGGCAAGCGTACGCGCGTACGCGAATCCTCGCAGTCAGAGCAATATCAAGTCGCCCGCGATCTTCTTGCTGAGCGCCGCGCCGAGCAAATTTTCCCTGTCGCTACTTCGCCTGTCATTTCAGATTCCACGCCCGAGACCGTAACTATTGCCGAGCTTGTCGCCGATCTCATCGAGTGGTACGCCAGCGAAAACCCAAGACCGACATTCAAGAAAGACACTGAGTCGCGATGGAAGCTTCATCTCAAAGTAGCCTTTGGAGAATTGAAGGCCTCTGAACTCGGAACCGCCCATCTACGGGCCTATCGAACCAAGCGTTCGCAAGAAAAGGCCGCCTTCGCTACCATCAACCGCGAACTGCAGGTCATTCGCAAAGCCTTCAAGCTGGCAGCCGAAAGCGAACCGCCAAAAGTGTTGCGCATTCCGAAATTCAAAGGAGCGATCGGCAAGGAGAAAAATGCGCGCAAGGTTTTCGTCGATCCACTCACGCTAAAAAATCTGAGAGAAGCCGCCAGCAAGGAAGGCCTGTGGGCGAGAGTGTTCGTAGAAATGATGTTCCTCTTCGGCTGGCGCAAGGGCGAAATCGAACCGATGTGCGTTTCAAATGTCCGGCTGGCAGAGAACACGATTCGCATCGAAGACTCGAAAAATGGAGAGCCGCGGGAAGTCGATATGCCAGAGTATCTGCGCGTCTTGATCCAGCCGCTCGTCATCGGTCGGAAGCCCAGCGAACCGCTGTGGCCAGTTCGCCAGTTCCGCTATGCCTGGAAGCGCATCTGCAACGCCGCCGGAGTAAAAGCAGGCAAACTGGAAGGCTTCGTGATGCACGATGCACGTAGGACCTCGGCGAAGATCAAGCGCGCCGCCGGCGTCTCGGAATCGGTGATTATGGACATCCAGGGCTGGAAGACCTCGGCTCAGTTTCGGCGCTACGGAATTGTCGATCAGGCGGATCGCAGGCAGGCGCTAGAGAAAGAGCAGCAGTTCCTCACGGAAGCCGAAAGGCGCATCCGACAGGCGAAGCAGATCGAGATATTCGGACTCCAACTGACAGAGAAAACGCCACAGCCGACCCACTGACATAGCTCTGTCATAGCCGACAGACGCTACCCCTAACTAACTAAGGTTCAAGGACTTCCGGCATCTTGATTTTTGTCGCATCGGATTCCAAATCCAGTGTTAAGCCAACTGTCATAGCCTCCCGCCATAGTTAGCTCCCTCTTTTCCGCACCAGAAAAGTAATCCACAGTAACTTTCCGCTTGACTTCATCTTTGACGCATGAAATATTCCACAATCGTACGACGCAGTTAACTTTCCCGCCTTTTTCGCGAGTGCTTTCGAGCCGAGGCGGATTAAAATCTGAAGCTCAGAGTTATCCAAGCTAGACCTCAATCGAACAGGGGCGCGTAGCTCAACCGGATAGAGCATCGGATTTCTAATCCATCTCGGCAGGGCGGGTTCTAAAAGAGAAGCCCAGCCCTATGCCGAGCGAGAATTTAGTCCTACACGATTTTCCTAACTACCCTGTCCGCGAACGCTTTCCCCGCAACCCAGCCGAAGCCGTCGGAACCGTAAGAAGCGCACTCCGGCATCTCTATCAGCAATTCACCCTGTGCTCGATGACGCGGCCAGAGGCTCTGGCCAACGTCGATGCGCGGCTGATTCTCCAGAACGCTTACGGCGAAATCCTCAAAGCCTCGGACGAATGGAAGCCTTCGTTTGAAGGCGAAACCATCAACTCGCTAATGCGAACGGTGGCGCGGAGGCAAAGGTGATCTGCGCTCCCTCTCTTCGTCTTGAACTCCAGCAGGTTCCCCGCCGATTGAAACCCGTTCCGCCTAAGCTGCGCTGCGAATGGAAGCCAGCGGGAAAGGAATTCGGCCCTGGAACTTTCCACTGCGGGAAGTGCGGCTGCTGGTCAGCCAACCCTGATCGCAAATCGATCTGCCCTGGCAAAGATCGGCGACGCAGACCGATGGACCGGAGGAGCGCGTAGTGGGCCTCTATAACTTTCAGCAGCGATTCGTGCCGAAGATTTTATCGGGCGAGAAGACGCATACCATCCGTGCTATCCGAGCGAATCCAGACAAGCCGGGGAATACGTTGCACCTGTACACCGGGTTGCGACACAAGGGCGCACGGCTGCTGATGCGAGTTCCATGCGTGAAGGTCGATGAGATTTACATCCGGTTAGTTAACGGATGGGACGCAGGCATCGCAATCAACGGCATTGATCTTGATGCGACGGAATGCGACTACCTGGCACGGCGCGATGGCTTCAAGGACTTCGCCGACATGATGAGCTTCTGGGAGGGAAGGCTTCCGTTTGAAGGCCACATCATTCACTGGAGGAGCGCGTGAAAGCGCGTCCGGCTGGTCACTTCGTGCTCGAATCCGACAAGTTCTGCCGGAAGTGCGGAGTTGAGCTTATCACTGTGCCAGATAAATTCTGCGGCAAGTGCAAGACTCGGCTATTTGGTGGCGAAAAATATTGCGCTCAATGCGGGATAAGAATTGACGTGCAATCGTGACCACTTTCTCCCACTTAGACCTCGCCGTCTCGGCGCTTGAAGAAGCCACCATCCACTTCGCGGATGCAGTGAGGACCGGCGAGTTTATGAGCTACCACGTCAAGCATCTGGAGCGCCTGGATCTATTGAAGCGGGGAACTGCGAATTTACGGAAGCAGTTGCTGGAAGCTGCTGTCGAGACCGGCCAAGAGGAGCTGGTATTCGGATGAGCGACACTCCAATCACCGAAGAATGGCTTAAATCGGTCGGCTTCAAGTGGCACCAGTTCGACCGTCAACCGGAGAAGCAATGGCTACTCTGGTGCGGTATTCGTTCCGCCGACAACTGGGGAGTGGATACACAAGATATAGGCGTGGAAGTTTGCAGCGGATCGCATGACGATAGCTGGTTCTGCTGGCTGCGCTCCGATACGGCTCATCGCTACTCGCGCTTCCTTCACGTTCGCCACATTCGTACGCAGACCGATGTCATCAAGCTAGTCGAGGCGGTCACTGGGCTGCCGTGGACGCCAGAAAACCATATTCATGGCGCAGTCCACACCGACGAACAAGCTGCTCACATTCGCGCTGAGTGGAATCGCATTGACAAAAGAATGCTCCGCGAAAACAGGCCTTGGCGCGAGATCGAAAAAGACTACACGCGCGGCGGCGCACTTCCCGAGCACATGAGCATTGCGGAAGGCTTTGAGAAACGGAGAGGAGAACCATGAACGGACGCATGGAACGCTACGACGGACTGCTGGAAACCTACCGCGAGAACGACTACTCCGGCGTGAACTTCTTTTTCGAAGAGCAGCGCGCGGCCAAGTGGAAAGGCATTGTGGCCGACTGCCTGCGGATTGGCTTCGTCTGGGGAATGGTTTGGCTAATCATCTGGGGCGCGGGGAAGGCATTGTGACCTACGAAGAGTTCATTGCGGGGAAGGTCGACTTCGAGCACTCGTGCGGACTGCCGTGCGAACCCGAAGAGATCAATCCGCTACTCAAGCCGCACCAGCGCGACATCGTGCAGTGGGCGATACGCGGAGGGCGAAGGGCGATCTTTGCCGCCTTCGGACTGGGCAAGACTTTCATCCAGCTAGAAATCGGGAAACTGATATCGGAGAAAACTCAGCAGCCATTCCTGATCTGTGCGCCGCTCGGAGTGCGCCAGGAGTTTCGCCGAGATGCCGAGAAATTGGGGATTCAAGGCATGGCTTTCGGCAAGTCAACCGAGGAATTGCTGAATCGAACTCGTCCCCAAATTTGCCTCACTAACTACGAATCCGTGCGGGATCGCAAGATCGACGTGAGTCTTTTCGCCGGCATCTCGCTCGATGAAGCCTCGATCCTCCGCGGCTTCGGCGGCACCAAGACCTTCCGCGAAATGATGCGGCTATTTGAAGGCTCAGGCAAATATCGCTTCGTCGCGACCGCAACACCTTCGCCCAACGAGTACATCGAACTGCTGGCCTATGCCGCATTTCTTGACGTGATGGATGTCGGTCAGGCGAAGACCCGCTTCTTTAAACGCGATTCGACCAAAGCCGACTCGCTTACACTTCATGCCCACAAAGAGCGGGAATTCTGGCTATGGGTTTCTTCCTGGGCGATCTTCTTGCAGAAACCTTCTGATCTCGGCTATTCGGACGAAGGCTACTCGCTACCTGACCTCGAAGTCTATTGGCATGAGGTTCCGAGCGATCACAAGGGCGCCGGATTCGAAACCTCTGGACAGGGCAAGCTGCTACGAAATGCAGCCATCGGCGTGACCGATGCGGCAGCAGAAAAGCGTAATTCACTGCCAGCGCGAATTCAGAAGTTGATGGAGCTGCGCGCGCTTGATCCAGACGCGCATCGGCTGATCTGGCACGATCTCGAAAGCGAACGCAAGGCCATTGAAGATGCGCTGCCGGTAAACCAGATGCGCTTCGACAAATCGATCGCAGCCGCAACCGTGTACGGCAGTCAAGACCTTGACGAGCGCGAACAGATCATCCTCGACTTCTCGGACGGCAAGATTCAAGAGCTAGCCGCGAAGCCAGTGCTGGCCGGTTCAGGCTGCAACTTTCAGTACCACTGCTCCTGGGAAATCTTCCTTGGCATCGGCTTCAAGTTCAACGACTTCATTCAGGCGGTGCATCGCTGCTACCGCTTCCAGCAGACCGAGCGTGTCCGCGTTGACCTGATCTACACCGAAGCCGAGCGCGAGATTCGCAGGAATCTAGAGCGCAAGTGGGAACAACACAAAGAACTGACCGCGCAAATGAGCGACATCATTCGCCAGTACGGACTGGCCTCCGAGGCCCTGGCGCACGAATTGAAGCGTTCAATCGGCGTTCAGCGAAGCGAGATTGAAGGCGAGAACTTCCGGATAGTCAATAACGACTGCGTTCTTGAAGCGCGATCGATGCAGTCCGAAAGCATACATCTGGTCCTGACCTCGATTCCTTTCTCCACCCAGTACGAATACACGCCCTCCTATAACGACTTCGGGCATACGGATTCGAATCAACAGTTCTTCGAGCAGATGGATTATCTGACCCCGCAACTGTATCGCCTGCTCAAGCCCGGGCGCATAGCCGCGATTCATGTGAAGGATCGCATTATGCCGAGCGGACTCACCGGACTGGGATTCCAAACCCTTTATCCGTTTTCCGATGAAACCGTGCGGCACTTCATCAAGCACGGCTTCGGTTTCCTAGGTCGCAAGACTATCGTCACCGACGTAGTGCGGGAGAACAATCAGACCTATCGCCTGGGTTGGACTGAGCAATGCAAAGACGGAACGAAGATGGGCTACGGTTTGCCGGAATATCTTCTTCTCTTCCGCAAGCCGCCGACGGATCGCTCGAACGGCTACGCCGACGAGCCAGTGGTAAAAAATAAGACCGACTACACGCGCTCTCGCTGGCAAATCGACGCTCACGGCTTCGCCAGGTCCTCGGGCAATCGCCTGCTTTCCGCACAAGAGATCGAAGGTTTAAAGCACGAACAAATCTTCAAGCTCTTCCGCAAATACTCGCAATCGAGCGTCTACAACTTCGAGAACCATGTCGCGCTCTCAGAATCCTTAGAGCGCTGCATGGACTGCAAGCACATTCACACTGGCGACAAGAAGTGCGATGAGTGCGATTGTCCCAAGGCTGGCGGGCGGCTGCCGGTAACCTTCATGCTCCTGCAGCCGGCGAGCTGGCACCCAGACGTATGGACTGACATTACGCGAATGCTCTCGCTTAATTCGGCGCAATCGGCCAGCGGCCGCGAGATGCATCTCTGCCCATTGCAGTTCGACTTGGCGGATCGAGTCATCACCCAGCTTTCGATGCCGGGGGAAGTTGTCATGGATCCATTTGGCGGCCTGATGACGGTTCCACTGCGGGCGATCAAACTCAAGCGCTACGGGATCGGGGTTGAACTCAACACACGCTACTTCCTCGATGGCGCGGCCTACTGTAAAGCCGAAGAGCAGAGGCAGGCTATTCCCGATTTATTTGCAGCCGAAGAACTGGAGGCGACCGCATGAGGCTCCTGATCCTCGCTCCGGTCGCGATCATTTTGACGGTGATTGCTATTGGCCTGATGCGTGGCTGGATCATCACCTGGGGCAGTTTTAGCGATGCCGAGTTAGAGGAAATGGGCGTGAAGTTTGGAAGAAAGGAATTCGATGGCGACAACGATTGAATGGACGGAAGAAACCTGGAATCCAGTGACAGGCTGCCAGAAGATCAGCCCAGGCTGCAAGCACTGCTACGCCGAAAATGTGGCCGACCGCTTCTTCGGAAAGCTCTACAAGCCAAATGCCGATGGCTCAGCGCGGAAGTTCACCGATGTGCGGGTTCATCCCGAACGACTGGAAGAGCCGATCAAGCGCCGCAAGCCGACCATGTATTTCGTCAATTCGATGAGCGATTTGTTTCATGAGTCGGTCGAGTTTGAATTCATCTTGGATGTCTTCCGGGTGATGGCTGGAACACAGAGGCACACGTACCAGACTCTCACCAAGCGGCCGGAGAGAATGCTCGGATTTTTTAACTGGGCAAGCGACTACCATCTGCCATTCCGGTTTCCGCTGACAAACGTCTGGCTCGGGGTTTCTGTCGAGTCCCAGAAGTATGCAAACGAGCGCATCACACTGTTGCAACACACTCCGGCGGCGATCCGCTTCTTGAGTGTCGAGCCGATGCTCGAAGAAGTCTCGCTCTCATTGTGGCTCGGAACCGACATCGATCCGAGTGACCACAATCGCGAATATCCCGGCATGGACTGGGTCATCTGTGGCGGCGAGTCCGGTCCCGGATCGCGCCCCTTTCATCTCTCTTGGGCGGATAAGCTTCGCCTCGAATGCTCGGACGCTGACGTTTCATTCTTCATGAAGCAGATCGGCTCAAACCCGCGCAGTTTCGCCGGAACTCCATTTCACACTCGCGACCACAAAGGCGGAGACATGTCGGAATGGCCGGAACGGCTACGGGTCAGGCAATGGCCGAAGCAGATGAGGAAGGGAGTCGCGGCTTAAGCCAGAGTCGCAAGGAGTTTCACGATGCAGATGTTCACAAAAATTAAGCACTCGACAAAAGGCATAGTCGAGATTCATTGGCTCACCATCGTCGAGGATGCGGCAGAGTCGATCAAGTCGGAAATGGAATCCGACGACGAGCCGCGCAAGGAGTTCCGTAAGGCGCTCCAGGCCTTTCGCGGCTATGTGCAAACCATCTGCGAACTGCCGACATCTTGGAAGGAAACTCTGGACATTATCAGTATTTCCCTCAAGCCCGACGAAGAGGGCGAAGGCCGCGGTCTGACCGTTACCGCCGTGCGCCATTTGGGCAATGGTCTGACATTACTTCTCAACACTCCATTCCTTACGGAATACGGATTTGGCGAAGGCCTACCTAAGTGGCCTGATGGAGTGGCCGACTTGGTACATCGTGCCTGCGAAGAAGCAAAAAGTTACCGTGAAGGTGATCGCGCACAACAGGTCTTGAGAGCGTCATGATCTCCGCTCCCATCATCCGTTGTCACGGCAAGTGTAAGCAGCCAAAGCCAGCCTACTTATTTTCTCCGGCTGCGCAGACATCTCCTTATCCGATCTGCATGAGCTGCCGAAAGTCGCCGCGACCATTTAAGCGTAAAGGGCAGAGTCCAAATTCTCGACAGAGACTGCGGGAGATTTTCGCGCGGTGAGCGACCGGCTGGATTGGATTCCCTGGGAGAGGTCGATTTGTCCACCAGCCGGACTCACTGATTTTGAGCAAGCCTGGTTTTGGAATTTGTTACGAGCGTCATTTTTCGATCAGACGGAAATGCAGGGTTACTTGCCAATCACGTCGAACCTTTGGTCGATCGCGGGAGCGAAGCGGAGCGACTTCTTTGAGTCACACAAGTCCCGTCTGCTGGCTTGCTTCGAGGTCCGAAAGGTGGGTGGAAAGGAAGTGCTCTATTTCCCGCCGCTGATCGAGTCGATGAGAAAGCAGATGAAACGTCTGCGCAACCGGAGAAGTGTTGATAAGGAGTTTTCAACAGATTCACAGCCGTCCACAGAGAGAGCGGGAGGCTTTACTTCTCCCTCTCAATCTGATCTTGCTTTTGATTTTGATTCTAATAAATCAAATCACAACCAAAAAACTAGTAATGCGCGCACGAATCACGGCTACACGCAAGCCGACTTCGATGCACGCGATCTCCGGAAACTGGCCGAAGCCGCTGCAAACATGAATGAAGTGATCCAAAAGCAGCCGTGGCTGACAGAAGGAGACCTTCTCGAACTGCAATGCGAACGCGCCGGGATTCCCATCGAGCGCGCCGTCGAACTCAAAAAAATGCAAAGCGTCGCCGCCAGAAAGTTAGCAGCGACCGGAGACTGAACGTATGCAAGTAAAAACGCCTGTAGGAGCTTGCCTGTGTACCAATTCGTTCCGTGGGAGATGCCAAGACCGAAGTATATGAAAGAGATCGAGCCCGGTTCGTGTTACTGGCCGAGCGAAACGGCAAACGTAAGACCAGCAGAGTTCGATGCTGCAAAACTGAACCGAGAATTGTTCGAGTCTAGAAAGATAGATAGTCAGTCGTTCAAGAGACGAGCGGCTGAGATTGTGTTGGGAAAGGGAGCATGAAGAAACTGCACATCTCTGACGACTTGAGTTTGCCGCTGGATTTCGTCACCCAAACGCAGGCGATCTTAGCGAAGCGCGGCGTAGGCAAGAGCTATACCGCATCGGTCGAAGCCGAAGAATTGTTAAAGGCGGGTCAACAGGTAGTAGTCATCGACCCGACCGGAGCATGGTTCGGACTGAAATCTTCTGCCAATGGCAAGAGCGCCGGGTTCCCCATCGCGGTTTTCGGCGGCGAACATGCGGATGTGCCACTTGAAGAACATGCCGGAGAAGTGATCGCACAGGCGATTGTCGAGCGCAGGTTCTCTGCGATCCTCGATCTATCGTTATTTCGAAAAGGCCAGGTCAACCGCTTCATGGCTCCGTTCCTCGAGACGCTTTACCGCCTGAACCGGGAAGCGATGCACTTGATCGTGGATGAAGCTGACGCGATTGCCCCACAAAAACCATTCGGCGAAGAGGCACGAATGCTCGGCGCGATGGAGGATGTGGTCAGGCGCGGACGGCGGCGCGGAATCGGATGCACTCTCATCACCCAGCGGCCGCAGGTGCTCAACAAGAACGTACTGACCCAATGCGAGATCGTCTGCTGCCTGCGCCTGGTTCATCCGAAGGACATCGACGCGCTCAAGGAATGGGTCAACGTGCACGGCGATCCGCAGCTTGCAAAAGAGATGATTTCTTCGCTTCCTTCGCTTCCGGTTGGAACTGCCTGGTTCTGGGCGCCGGGCTGGGGAGACATCTTCAAACAGATTCACATCCGCAAACGGGAGACCTTCGCGAGTTCTGCCACCCCGAAGGCCGGACAAGTTCAGGTCTCTCCGAAGGTACTGGCGCCAGTCGATATTCGCGAGCTCGGCCAGCAGATCGAAGCCACCGTCCAAAAGGCAAAGGACAACGATCCCGCGCAATTGAAGCGCAAGATTGCGGAGCTACAGAAGCAGGTTGCGAGTCAGAAGCCAGCCGCAGCGTCATCGGCGAAACCCGAACCTCCGCAAGCCAAGCAGCTTGCCCGTTTACGTCAAGCCGCAGAGGAAGCCATGAAGATCATTGCCAAGATCAACGCATTCGGATTCGAAGGTGCAGGAATAGATCAAGAACAGGTGAAGCAGGCGATTGAAAAGGCGTTTCGAGAGAAATCACGCGACTCGCATCGCGATCAGTCGAGTCTCGCCAGAAACAATTTGAACGGCTGAAAGCCGAAGCAGAGCGAACACTGCAACGCATTCAGGCGCTTTTAGGAGATGAAAGCATCGAGGTTGCAGTCAATGTTCGGCGAAACGAGCCAGTGACCGTAATGCCGGCCAAACGCGAATATCGTCCACCGCGCGAAACGATCCCATTCAACGGTAACGGCGATCTAAGCGGTCCTGAACGAAAGATTCTCCGCGCCTTGGCCGAACTGATTTCGATCGACAAGGAAACCGCTCCGAAAAACATGGTCGCAGCCTGGGCAGGCTATTCACCAATCGGCGGCGCCTTCGGCAATCCACTCGGTTCACTTCGCTCGAAAGGCTTGATTGACTACCCGCAGCCAGGCGTAATCGTGCTCACAGAAGAAGGCAGAAAGATCGTCGGGACAATTGAAGCGCCAGATCAGAACGAAATCTGGCGACGAATTGAGTCGACCTGCACCGGACCCGAAGTCAAGATTCTGCGCGCGCTGATCGACAACGCCGGCCAGGAAGAAATGCCAAAAGAATTACTCGCCGAAAAAGCGGGCTATTCGCCCATCGGTGGAGCATTCGGCAATCCGGTGGGCGCGCTGCGGACAAAGGGATTGCTCGATTATCCGCGGCAAGGAATCGTAAAAGCTGCGGACTGGCTATTTGAGATACCTGCATGAGCACACCAAAAATCGAACTCGCCCACGCCCGCCTCTCTGACGAAGAGATCAAAAGGATCTATTCGAACATCCCGCACTCGGAAGAAATTCCAGAGTGGTTGCACTCTTTCGCCGACGCCATCGTTAAAGCAGAGACGCGAGGAGACTTCATCCTGCTGCGGCCAACGGCGGTTGTATTCATTGCCAAGTACTCTCTCGGTTGCCACCTGGTCGCGACCAGAGAGACAGCGTGAAAGAGTTTTCTCAACTGTGCCGCGTGGTTAGCCTGTTTCGCTTGCGGCAGCGGGTCAACCGTGACGAACGGCGAAACGGGAAGCTGGAGGAGCGGTTGTTTTCGGCCAGGAAAATAGCCGCTCTTTTTTTACTGAGCTAGGGGGAGAGCTAAGGTGAAGCCGCACCCTTATTTTCTACGAAGCATCGCACGAAAGAGTTACTCGCGGGTCCCTACCCGACATCAGTGAGGAGATGGTGAGAGCGTGAGGCCAAAGGCATTGGATTTATTCTGCAAGGCCGGCGGAGCCACGAAAGGTTTGCAGAGGGCCGGATTTCATGTTACCGGGGTCGATATTGAACCGCAGCCACACTACTGCGGGGATCGTTTCATTCAAGCTGATGCTCTTACGGTGGCACTCGAAGGGTATGACTTTATTTGGGCTAGTCCACCGTGCCAAGCCTATACGATGGCCGGCCTATCCCAGAGAAATGGGCGGCAAGGCATACCCAGACTTAGTAGCAGCCACGCGCGATCGCCTGGAGTCAACAGGGCTACCGTTTGTGATAGAGAACACTCCCGGCGCGCCAATTCGCCCAGACTTAGTGTTGTGTGGTTCGATGTTCGGCTTGAGGTTAGTTCGTCATCGCTGGTTCGAGTTACACGGAATAGATTTTGAATTGATCCCGCCGTGCAGCCATCATCCCGACCCGGTTACGGTGGTCGGACACGGCACACCGTCGTGGGTTAGGGCGAGGCGCGGAGGCAAGCAATTCTTAATTCAAGAGAAGCGCGATGCCATGCAAATTGACTGGATGAATCGGGGAGAGCTGGCACAAGCAATACCGCCGGCGTATTCCGAGTGGATAGGGAGTCGAGTGCTAGCCAACATCACCCCGATTATGGGTAGGGACCCGGTAGAGTCTATTTCGAGAGACGAATTGTAGACGAAAAGCGAGCGCAGGGAATCAGGAGGAGCGGGGCTGACCAAATATTTCTCGCAACAGAATTTTCAGGAGAAAAACGAGATGGAAACTTGGATTACTGATGCAAATGGCAACAAATGTTCCGTC